CTGCACTTTGGGAAACCTACTATAGATATTACTACAAAGATGGTAATCATGGAGGTAAAGACACAGTTGGTAATCCTACAACATCAACTCAAAGAGCATTTAACAGAGGATCAGGATACGAGGGATCAAAATTTAATCAAAACCAATTTGGATTAGATAATAATACTCCTATAGCAAACTTTTTTACAAGCATACAAGTTTATCAACTAGCAAGAAAAACTTATACTTGTTATACACTTGTTAATCCATTAATACAACAATGGCAACATGACACACTTAATAATCAACAAAGTGATGTTATGGCAAATCAGATGACTGTACAATATGAAGCAGTGTTTTATTCAAGAGGAAGAGTTTCTGCCAATGGGGCGCCACAAGGCTTTGGTGAAGAACATTATGATAAGACACCTTCACCTAACAGTTTATTAGGTGGTGGTTCAACAAGTTTATTAGGAGATGGTGGTATACTAACAGGTTTATTTGGTGCAGGAGATGGACCAAACACTTACATTGGAAGTCAATTAGGTGCAGGTAGAAGAGGCATAACTTTAGCATCAATAATAACAACAGCCAATAGAATTAAAAATGCAAAAAAATTATCTAAAGAAGGATTACGTCAAGAAGGTTTTAATATATTAACAGGTGCTATTGGACGTATAGGTGGCACAGCAGATAGTTCGTACGGAGTACCAAATACATTTATAGGTAGAAGTGCAACTAACATTGGAAAAGGTTTAAAGAAAGCAGTAACATTCGCAAAGAAGAGAGTTTAACACATGACAAGTTTACCAAAACAAACTAATGATAGTTCAGCACCAGTAAAAGATTTCTTCGACAATTACTTCAATGAGCCTTTAAGTTTTCCATCTAATGACGTTGATGCGGTAGTAGGATTTTTTGAATCTAGAGGTTTTGAAAAAACTTCAAGTATTAACACAGCGGCAGTAGTTTTAAAACAAGCAAAAATAGACAACATAAAAGTTTTTGAATTACTTGATAGTCTAAAAGGTTTAGACAAAGTACAATTAAGTTACATAGTCACTGAAGTTTTAAACAACAGTAGATCATTAACATCATCTCTTGGTTATAAAGTAGAATCACCTACAAACTTATCTGAAAAAAGAAACATAATGGTATAAGCCATGGGGAAGTTTGCATCAGGTAGATTCAGTATGAAAAACCCTGACAAATATGTTGGCGGTAGAACTCCTTTGTATAGAAGCAGTTGGGAGTTTGCATTTATGAAATTTTGTGATGAAAGTCCTAGCATTAACAAATGGGCAAGTGAATCAATTAAAATTCCGTATAGACATCCTTTTACAGGACAATACACAATTTATATTCCTGATTTTTTTATTGCATATGTTGATAAAAACGGAAGACCACACGCAGAAGTAATAGAAATAAAACCTGAAAATCAAACTTTAGTTGAAAAAGCAAAAGGAAGAATGAATCAAGGTCAACTTATTGTAAACAAAGCAAAATGGCAAAGTGCTCAAGCATGGTGTAAGAATAAAGGATTACGTTTTAGAATAGTAAACGAAAAAGATTTATTTCATCAAGGCAAAAGAAGGTAATGAGTGCCAAAAAAATTCGTGAATGGGCCTGGCCTTACATTAAAAATTTCAGAACATACATAGACATAGGAGCATTGGACGGAGATACAGCAAAACCCTTTGTCGATAACTTTGAAAAAATTATTGCCTTTGAACCTAATCCAGAAGTTTTTAAAATGATTCCAGAATCTATAGAAAAATACAATGTTGGTCTGGGTGATCAAACGGAAACACGAAATCTTATTCTACCTGATAATGGCTTGAATCTTGCCGCTCATGGCAGTGTAACTAGGTATGGAAAAGGTGTAAAAACTTTTGCTGTTGATATTAAAACTTTAGACAGTTACAATTTTACAAATATTGACTTTGTAAAGATAGATGTTGAACACTTTGAATTACAGGTATGCAAAGGAGCGGAAAATACGTTTAAAAGGTGTATGCCTACAGTGATGTTTGAAAACAAACGCAACGAAGCCAGCGATTGTACACACTTTTTAGAGAGTCTTGGCTACCAGACCAAAATGTTCAAGTCAGATACAGTGGCGTATAGATAAATACGTATATTATGAAAAGACTAGATATAAGCGATCAAACTGCAATCAGTATGCCAATGAAAAACTTGATAGCCATTGTGTCAGCAGTGGCAGTTGGTGTATGGGCATATTTTGGTGTTATTGAAAGACTGAACAAGTTAGAAACGCAAACAGTTTTAATAGAAAAAGACGTGACTGCTGAAGATGAGAGACTACACAACGAAGTTAAACAAAATACAGAGTTTAGAATAAAATATCCAAGAGGTGAATTAGGTCAAAGTTCACAGGATATTGAACAATTCATGTTGATTGAGGATCTTTATAAATCAGTGGACAGAATGCAACAGCATCTAGATGACATGGCTAACAATAAAATTAATATTGAGTTCTTAACAAAACAATTAGAAAAGGCTCAAGAAAATATTGAAAAGTTAAAAGATGCTGACAGAGAAATTGTTTACAAAAACGGTAACGGTCATTAATGTTTGAGATGTTTGCAATCATCTGTTTTGCAACAGTATTAGATTGTAAAACAATGTACGAAGACCCGCCAAGAACATTTGAAACAAAAGAAGAATGTTTAGCGGCGGCTGTTGTTAAAGAAGCAACAACAAGAGAACAGTTAACAGATGAAGAAGGTTTTTTGATTGTTGAACATTTAGAAGTGGGTTGTGAAAGGAACGAAACGATATGATAGAATCAGTTGTAGCCTTATTAATGTTTGTAAACGGTGAGATTAAAGAACATCGTATCCAAGAAAACATGGCAAAATGCCTTAGAGGTAAAAGACAGGCAGAGAGACAATACAGTGCAAGTGTAAAATATCAATGTTGGAAAGGCGAAGCCGAAACAGAGATATACATGGGCGAGAAATCAATCAAAGCGATTATATTAAAATAATGGACAAAATTGTTTTTTGGATAATAGTAATTGGTATATCAGCCTATCTTGGCATATACGTTTGGTAACAACCAATAAATATTTCCATCACAGTTATGACAAAAAAATTAGAAGAACTATTAAATTTGCCTGAATCTCAGGAAATAGTGCAAGAAGAACAAGCAAAGTCAGAAGCACAAGAAAAACAACAAGAACAAAAAGCCAAATCAATACAAGCACAAAAAGACACAATGCGTGATATTGCTGAGTTTGACAAAATTGCGGCGGCATTGCCTAAGGTAGATGGACTGGGTGAAATGGGCGATACAGAATTAGACGATATTTCAAATAGAGCCAGCACTGCATATGAAGATTTAATGGATTTAGGTATGAACGTAGAAAGCAGATACTCTGCACGTATATTTGAGGTTGCAGGGCAGATGCTTAAGACTAATTTAGAGGCTAAAACTGCAAAATTGGACAAGAAACTTAAAATGGTTGAATTACAACTAAAAAAGCAGAAACAAGACCAAAAATCGGGCGATGCGGACAGTAATGTGATATCTGGTGAGGGATATGTGGTTTCAGATCGCAATAGTTTAATCGAGAAACTTAAAAACCTGGATAAATATAACAAAGACGGGAACAATGACAAAGATGACAAGTAGATTACAACAAATATTAACTGAAAGCAAAAAAACATACCCATTTAAAATAGGTATAGCAGGTGAGGTATCTAAAGAAACTGTAGATGCTATGGAGTCAGCATTGGCTAAATTTGTTGTTGAAAAAATAAGTGCTGGTAAAAAGACACCTATTACAAAAAGACCATTGGATTTTCCTGCATTAGAAAACATGGAAGTTACATATTATGATGTTGAATTGGGTTATCCAACAACAGCATACGGATTACAACAATACATTAAAAATTGTTGTGGTATACAAGAGAGTCATTTGATTGTAAGAAATCCAAATGAACCACAAGAAGAATATCAAGAAGAAAAATCAGATGCTCCATATGAAGCAAAATTAAATTCAGCATATGAAGACAGCAAAGACGAACAAAAAAGTGGTGGCAATAGTAGAGTAATGGATTTACTTAAAGAACTTGAAAAAGAGAGAAAAGAAAGATCGGCTCCAGATGCAATAGGAGAAATTAAAGCACCAAAAGACGGTGGCGCAACATCTAAAGTAGATGATGGCAATAAAACTTCACCTATCTCTGGCAAGACGAAAGGTAAATAATTATATGGACATAAGAGATTTTTTAAAAAAAGTAGATAGTATTCAAAACAAAGAGCAGATGAAAGAAGACGTGAAAAGAATACACGTTAAAGAAGCATCGCAAGTTATGTTATATGGTGACACACCAGAAGACATGAATGCTATTGCACAGATTTTTAAAAATGCAGGAGTAACTCCTCCAGCGCCAGTTGAAGGGCCTAAGCCAGAAGCAGAAGAAGTTTCAGCAACTGAAGAAGTTCCAGGCAAAGCAACAACAACTCCTAATCCAACATACAAAGACACGAAGTACATGACAAAAGATTTGTCAGGCGGTGCAAACGGTCCTAAAAAAATGTACAAAAAAGAATATCCTGGAGACAATCCAATGGCAGTAGAACAAGAAGATGCAACACCTTCAATAAAAGAAGAACTACAAAAAGCCTACCAGGACTTTAAAAAAAAAGACTAGAACGTAAACTTACCAAACCAGAAAAGAAAAAAGCAGACTTCTACAAGAAAAAGTTTGACAAAAAAGGTCTGAAAAAAGACTTTAAGAAACGTTATGGCAAAGACGCCGATGCTGTAATGTATGGTACCATTAATAAAATGGCAAAGAAGAACGCTTAATCACAAATAATTTACACCCCCCTTTTACCCTATAAGTACATTATATGACTGAAGTAAATGCAGAAATAATCAAGCCGTTTGGGCCATCAATATTGAAAGTCAAAATACCAAAACAAATTGTTGATGATCTTAATCAATATGTAGACAATACTATTGCAGATAAAACAAAAGCAAATCAATTAGATTATGGCAACCAACTTATAGGTGACGTTACACAGGAATTTAAACTAGAAGAAGATTTTATGAAACAGGTAGGTTGGCTTGGATTTCTTGGAAATTGTACATCAAATTGGATACAAAATGTGACTGGAAATAAAATAAAAAATTTTTCTATCATGGACTCATGGATTGTTAGACAATTTAAAAATGAATACAATCCAATACATTATCACACAGGACACATATCAGGAGCAGGTTTTTTAAAAGTACCAACATCCTTAGGTACCCACGTGCAAGGAAAAGAAAAGGAAGAAAAAGATTATTTTGGAGGAACATTAAATTTAGTTCATGGTCAAAAGTCCTTTTTGTCTGAATCAGTGTTTTCAATTAAACCTGAAGTAGGAGATTTTTATTTTTTTCCACACTATTTGATGCACACTGTATATCCATTTAAGGATACCTCTGAAGAAAGAAGATCGATCTCTTTCAATGCTGTCGTAGATAAAGAAATTTTTGAAATGCTTTAAAAAGCAAGATAAGTACAATATATGAGTAATAAAAGTTTAGACGGTGTATTAACTAAAAAAGCACACCAACGTGAAAGATTTACAGAGGAGCAGATAGCGGACCTTGCCTCTTGTTCAGATCCTAAAACAGGATTTGAATACTTTGCAAGAAAGTTTTTCTTTATTCAACACCCTGTTGAAGGCAAAATGTTATTCAAAGCATTTGAATATCAAAAAAATTTATTATACAGTTATCATAATCATAGATTCAACATCAATATGTTACCTAGACAAAGTGGTAAGACAACCACTGCGGCTTGTTACCTATTATGGTTTGCTATGTTCCATCCTGATCAAACTATATTAATTGCGGCACACAAATACACAGGTGCACAAGAAATTATGCAACGTATAAGATACGGTTATGAACTTTGTCCTGACTTTGTACGAGCAGGTGTTGTAAACTACAACAAAGGATCAATGGAATTTGAAAACGGCTCACGTATTGTAAGTGCAACCACAACTGGAAATACAGGTAGAGGTATGTCGATATCTTTACTATACTGTGATGAGTTTGCGTTTGTTAATCCAGGAATAGCACAGGAGTTTTGGACTTCGATTTCACCTACACTTGCAACAGGTGGTAGAGCAATTATTACATCTACACCTAACTCTGATGAAGATGTATTTGCAACAATATGGAGAGAAAGTCAAAACAAATTTGATGAACATGGTAATGAACAAGAATTAGGTATAAATGGTTTTCATGGTTTTACTGCCGCTTGGGACGAACATCCTGATCGAGATGAAGAATGGAAGAAACAAGAACTTGGACGTATAGGCGAAGAAAGATTTAGACGTGAGTATGGTTGTGAGTTTTTAGTATTTGACGAAACATTAGTAAACAGTATGGTACTTTCAACTTTAGAAGGTATCGAACCGCAACTTAACATGGGACAAACTAGATGGTATAAAAAAATGGATCCACAAAAAACGTATGTGGTTGCCTTAGACCCTGCTATGGGTACTGGTGGTGACAATGCCGCAATTGAAGTTTTAGAATTGCCTACATTTGAACAAGTTGCTGAATGGAAACATAACACAACACCTGTCCCACAGCAAGTAAGAATACTTAAAGATATTTGCAATCACATAAAAGATGAAACAAAAAGTTCAGGTTCAAACATTTATTGGAGTGTTGAGAACAACACTATTGGAGAGTCAGCACTGTTAGTAATAAACGACTTTGGTGAAGACCAAATACCAGGAATGTTCGTAAGTGAACCAATTAGAAAAGGTCACATTAGAAAGTTTAGAAAAGGGTTTAACACCACACACAAAACAAAAATTAGTGCCTGTTCAAGACTCAAAAATATGATTGAAAAAGGCAAGTTAAAAATATACAGCAAACCACTCATAAGTGAATTGAAAGCATTTGTGGCATCAGGTTCATCATACAAAGCCAAATCAGGAGAACATGATGATCTAGTGAGTGCTATGCTGTTGGCAATGCGTATAATTGCTGTATTAAAGGATTGGGATCCTAAAGTGTACACATCATTCAGTCAAGCAGACGAAGACACTGCTGACAAGGTAATGCCAATGCCTATCTTTGTGAGCCATTAACAGATAAATACCTTATATGAACCTTAGTATTATAGCAAAAGACCTTTTTAATAAGATCAGAGGACAATTTCCTTCGGTACAGTTAGGTGATTCTCAGGGCACAATTACTAAAAAACCCGAGGATGCAAGGTTTTTTGACTTCGATTTTAACAGTGGTGGAAACACGCTTGGAAAGGTAAGTATTAGTATAAGTGAAGATGAAGGTCTTGTAATATTGCATAACAAAGACTTCACAGAAGGCACAGACGAGGCAGTAAAAAATGATTGGTACAGTTTTTTAAAAGAAATGGGCCAATTTGCAAAAGCAAGAGTGCTTGGGTTTGATACTAGAGATATTACAAAAAGCAATCTTGAAAAAAGAGATTACGAATTTTTAGGACAAGAAAAAGAGGTAGCACAGGTGAGTGAATCAAATTTATACGGAACAACAAAAACAAGTTTTCAATCTGTAGGTGAAGCACGTTTAGTTATTAAGCATTCAGCACCAGTAGACCAAACAGTTGCAGGTGGCAGATCTCACAAAATAGAATCTATCTTTATTGAATCAAGTGCAGGCGAAAGATTCAAATATCCAATTAAACATTTAAATGGTGCAAGAGCGATGGCACGTCACGTGTCGGAAGGTGGAAATCCATTTGATTCATTTGGCAAACACATAGTTGGTTTATCAGAAGAATTAAGCAAATTAAGATCATTCAAAACTTACATGAACAGATCCAATGTAATGGCAGAAGGTTTAAAAGAATATCAATCAATTGTGGATGAAAGAATTGAAACAATCAAAACTGAATGTCAAAAATTACAAAGAGCAACTGCTTACAAAGAAACATTTGAAAATTTCCAAGAGTCAACATTAGAAGAAGTTCCAGAAGATATCAAAAAGAATTGGATAGACGAATTAACAATCAAAACATTCAAAGAAGAATTACAAGATGTATTTCCATACATCTACAAATTAATTTCAGAAAAAACTGCTGTACAATCACTAGACCCAGAATCTTTTGAAGCACATGGCTATCAAGGTGGAACTGAACCTAGAAAATATGAATATGATTTAGCAGGAGACTATGAACCTGAAAAAGCAGTAACAGATAAAGATGCAATGGATGTAAAAGAACTGTTAAACAAAGCAGGCATAGAAGCAGATGTACAACCAAACGAAATGCGTTATCAAGGAATTGTGATTCACACAGATGCTCCAAGAGATGCAGTAGAAAAAGTTTTAGGTGGCATGATAGAAACTTTGAACACATCAGATTCATTTAATGAATTCGAAGATGCAATGGAATCTATCATTTCAGATGACAATGAATTATTTTCAAATAATCCAGAAGAAAAAGATCAAGCAATTAAAAGATTAAATGCATTAATGGCTAAACATTTTCCTGTAGGTGTTAACGGAACGAACGGTATTGAAAGTCTAGCAGGTATAATTGATGATGAAGAATTTAATGATTCTATTAGAAATGCAAGTAAAGAAAACAGCGATGCTTGTTTACGTCCAATGATTATGGATTATGTGATGAAAAGAGATCCTCAAGTAGCAACAAAATTAGACACAGGTGACATGAACAATGAGCCTAAAGAAGAAGAGGACGAAGCGATTACATTCGAAGATATTAAACCTTATGTTTCAATGTACAAAGGTGACGATGGCAAGATGGTGTTTGATGTATTGGGCAAAGACGGTGAGTCAGTAGAAAAATTTGGTGATGCCAAAGCGGCAATGGCATATTTGAAAAAGAATTTTGACAAATTAAGATACGGTTCAAAAGAAAAAGAAGCAATGGTAGATCCAGAAGGCAATGCACAGTATGGCGATGAGTCAAAAGAGATAGCACTTGATCAATGGAATAATATGTCTAAAGAAGAAAAAGAACAATATGGAAGTTTTGGTGAATATTTAAAATCAGATGACTTCCAAGCACATCTTGATCATTTAAGAAGCAAATTTGAAAAAGACGAAGAACCAAAACCAGAAACACCAAATGCATCTGAAGAAGATGTACAAGAGTTTGTAAAAAGTTTCTATGACTATACAAACAACCAATTTCCAAAAGGTGAAACAGCAGTTATCACAGCAGTAGAAAAGAAATATGGTGACGCTCAAATCAAAACAGCACAGGAAGCCATTGCTAGATTGATGGCTGACAAAGATCCTAAAATGAGCAGAATTAAAAAATTGGCAGGCGTCCAGCAATAAACTTTACCATTTCCGATTGACTAAATAGTAATATTAGTATATATTTGACAATATGTTTGTCTTGTGCTATACTAATATAAACAGGCACATAATAATAACAGGCAATATAGGAGGCTAAACATTATGGCAACACTACAAGAGATAAGAGCGAAACTGAAAGAACAAGAAACAAAGTCAGGTGGCTCTTCAAGAACAGGCGGAGACAACGCCATTTACCCATTTTGGAATCTAAAAGAAGGAGAACAGGCAACTGTTCGTTTCTTGCCAGATGGCGATAAAGAAAACACTTTTTTCTGGAAAGAGAGATTGATGATCAAACTTCCTTTCGCAGGAGTAAAAGGTGATACTGATTCAAGACCAACGACAGTACAAGTACCATGTATGGAAATGTATGGTGAAACTTGTCCAATACTTTCTGAAGTAAGAGGTTGGTTCAAGGATCCTAAATTAGAGGACATGGGAAGAAAATATTGGAAGAAAAGAAGTTATATCTTCCAAGGTTTTGTGAAAGATGATCCACTAAACGAAGAAAACACTCCAGAGAATCCAGTAAGAAGATTCATAATTGGTCCACAAATATTCCAAATAATTAAAGGAGCATTGATGGATCCAGATATGGAAGATCTTCCAACAGACTCAACAAACGGTGTTGACTTCAGAATAATCAAAACATCAAAAGGTGGTTATGCTGATTATTCAACATCAACATGGTCAAGAAAATCAAGACCTTTAACTGAAGAAGAAAATAAAGCGATTGAATCCAACGGTCTATTCGACTTAAATGGTTTCCTTCCTAAAAAACCTTCTGAAGTAGATGTTAAGGTAATGAAAGAGATGTTTGAGGCATCAGTTGACGGTGAAGCATATGATCAAGAAAAGTTTGGTTCATATTTTAGACCGGCAGGTGCTAGTTCAAGAACAGGAGATCCAGTTACTCCAAAAGCAGAAACACCTGCTCCGGCAGTAAAAGCGGAACCAGTTGCTGAAACTAAAACTCAAGAAGCACCAAAGCCTGCTACAGATGATAATAAATCAGGTAGTAAAGCAGAGGACATCTTGGCAATGATAAGAGCAAGACAACAAAAATAAAGAAGTATACTGTGGGGAGGCAACTCCCCACAGAACTTAAAGGGAAAATATTATGGTAAAGGCATTCGACGTAAGCAAATTTAGAAAAAGTTTAACAAAATCCATTACAGGTATGAGTTCAGGATTTCATGATCCAACTGATTGGATTTCAACAGGAAATTACGCACTTAACTATCTAGTAAGTGGAGATTTTAACAAAGGTATTCCATTAGGAAAAGTCACTGTGTTCGCAGGCGAGTCCGGTTCAGGTAAATCTTATATCTGTGCAGGTAACATTGTAAAAGCCGCACAGGATCAAGGTATATTTGTTGTACTAATCGATTCTGAAAACGCATTAGACGAACAATGGTTAACAGCATTAGATGTTGATACAGATGAGAAAAAATTATTAAAACTTAATATGTCTATGATAGATGATGTTGCGAAAACAGTATCAACTTTCATGCAAGACTATAAGGCAATGGCAGAAGAAGAAAGACCAAAAGTATTATTTGTTATTGATTCTTTAGGTATGTTATTAACTCCAACAGACGTTGATCAGTTTACAAAAGGTGATATGAAAGGTGACATGGGTAGAAAACCCAAGGCACTTACGGCACTTGTTAGAAACACAGTTAATATGTTTGGTAGTCACAATGTAGGACTTGTTGCTACAAATCACACATATGCATCACAAGATATGTTTGATCCAGATGATAAAATATCAGGTGGTCAAGGTTTTATCTATGCAAGTTCAATTGTGGTTGCAATGCGTAAATTAAAATTAAAAGAAGATGAAGAAGGAAACAAAACAACTGATGTAAAAGGTATAAGAGCGGCTTGTAAAGTAATGAAAACAAGATATGCAAAACCTTTTGAAGGTGTACAAGTTAAGATTCCATATGAAACTGGAATGAACCCTTACTCAGGACTTGTAGATTTGTTTGAGAAAAAAGGCATCTTAACTAAAGACGGTAACAGACTTAAATATGTTGATTCCAAAGGAACAGAAGTTAAAGAATATAGAAGAGTTTGGGAATCAGGTGGAGAACTATTAGATAATATAATGAAAGATTTTACTAATTTAGTACCCGAAGAAGATAAAGAAACTGTAAAAGAAGAGGAATAAGATGTTATCTGGAAGTCAAGTTGTGGAACTATGGACATTTTTTAAAGAGTACATAGATAAAAAACAACCAATGGAAGTTATTGCAGAAAAATTTGTAGACTTATTAGTGGATCACGGAGCAGAAGATGATGATTTAAAAGATGCTCTGGGTGCCGACGATGATTTAGACAAAGCAATTACATACTGTTTAGAAATTGGAAACTCCGAAGAAGAGGACTATTAATGTCAGGATGGTATCAAAAAATAGCCAAAGACATCAGTGCTATTCCTGATGCTATTAAACATTATGAAGACGAGTTACAACAAGCACGTTACGAAATAAAAATAAAAGGCAATGTTGAGAAAGCATCAGCAAATATGCCTGGTATTGTAGAACAAAGATTCAACCAACTGCAAGAAATTGAAGCAATATTGCAATACATGAACATAGAATTACGTAGACTACGTTCAAAACATTTCAAAAAGTATTTAGAAAATTACCAAAGAGCACTATCCAGCAGAGACGTTGAAAAATATGTTGACGGTGAAGATGATGTAGTTGATTATGAAAAAATAATCAACGAATTTGCATTGTTAAGAAATAAATGGCTAGGAATTACAAAAGGACTAGACCAAAAACAATGGCAAATCACAAACATTGTCAAACTGAGAGTTGCTGGAATGGAAGACGCTTCTATATAAAGCACACCAAAAATACTTTCCAATAAATATTCAAAATATGTCTTTAAAGATTCCAACATACGTCATAACCATGATGGGCGAACCATTCAGTGAAGCAATAGCACAAGATACTTTAGAATCACTCGGTAAATTTGGTGAACAAGGTCAAAAATTTCCTGCAACTTACGGAGATAGTGTAGACACACATTGGAAAGAACATGATTTAAAGCGATTCAAGATTGGGCAAAAATTTAAAACATTAAATCAAGGATTGATTGGATGTCTACTATCTCATTTGCGGTTATGGAAATTATGTAGAGAACAAAATGAACCATTTTTAATACTAGAACACGATGCCGTGCAACTTCGTGATATACCAGAATATTTTTTAAGTAAATTTGAAGATGTATTACATCTTGATAGATATAGCAGGCTTGTTGCAGATTACAATGCACATTGTTTAAGTAATCGAGGTGAAGGAATACATAATCATTGTGACAGAGTTCCGGATTTGTCTGGCACAGAATTACTTAACAAAACAAGTATAAAAGGCAGTCACAGTTACATAATAACACCAATAGGTGCAAATAAAATGATTGATTATGTGTGGGCCAAGGGAGCATTAAGTCCGGATGTTGCACTAAATTCAGTTGCTGTAAACTTGAAATACACAGATACCAGTTATTTTAGAATCAATGAAAAATACTGGGTCAATAGAAAAGGAAGAAGTGCAAATAGTTTTTGTAGACCAAAAAAATATAAGAAAGACCAATTGAAATATTACTAATGATATTCGACAAACAAATAATACAAGGTGACAAACCTGAAAACAAACAATGCATAATTTATTATAGTTGTGACCCACAATACTGGGCAGAGCACGGGCAATATCTAGCAAGAAGCACATTATATTACAATGGCAAACAAAGTCATATTCACGTACACATGATTTATGAAGAAGGCCAAGAACATTCCATGAAACATTTAATAAAAAATCCAAGTATTACATATACATTTGAAAGACACCCGAAAGATTTTTATGATCAGTTTGAATTGAACAAACAACATCCTGTTTTTGCTAGAGGTCCTGAAATTTGTCAAACAAAAAACGATTACGACTTAAAAAGAAAAATTTATCTGTCAAGTGCAAGATTTATGCTAATGAATAAACTGTTTGATCACTATCAACACGTGTTACAAATAGACGCAGACGGAATTTGCCGTAATACTTTCGCGATACATGACTTTAAAAGAATTACACGCCAACCTTGTGCTATGAGGAAGCCAAAAGACCCATCAGTTTACATTGCTAGTTGTATTTCTCCAGGAATAGGTTCAGCAGGTAGTGAATTTAAAACTGAACTGTCAAATAAAATGATAGATGCATTTAAAAAACCTATATATTGGTTTATAGACCAACACGTATTAAAAGATATTTTAGATACAAGAAATTTTGAGTCAATTCCTTATCATTGGAACAGTTGGGGACTTAAATCTGGGGGCGAAGTGTTCAGTACAGCAAAAGGAAAAAAGAAATATGGACACAGATACAAAAATTTAAAGTACACCTGGTTCACTGACAAAGAAAAATTAAGATATCATAAAGAACGGAATAAAAATTATGGAAAATCCTAAAGGATACATCATTTACGTAAAAAATCATGAATATTCGGTGCAATGGGCCAATGAAGCATTGGCATCAGGTACTACATTAGGTTGGAATCTTGAACTGTATGAAGGTATAGATGGCACTAAACAAAGCCTTGATGACTTTGGCGTAAAAATTTATCAAGGAAGTAAAAAATGTGCTCGTTTATTGTCTAGACCAGGAACACAAGGTTGTTTTTTAAGTCAATACCATTTATGGAAACAATGTGCAGAGCGTAAAGACAATATATGTATTTTTGAACATGATGTTTTGTTTAAAAAACATTTTTCAATAGATAAAAATTTTAAAGATGTTATAAAGTTCGAAGGATTCCGTCCATCAAAGCCTATGAATGTTGGACAATGGTGGGAAGGTGCAAGAGCCTACGGTATTACACCAGCCGGAGCAAAAAAAATTGTTAGTTGGATAGACAAAAATGGAGCGATGCCGGCAGATTGGTGTTTGAACAACGGCATTTGTAATGTGGACTTTGACTTGGATAACAAAGTTACATTTTCTAAGAAAGATTTTAGTTTTACAAAGGATTATAAATGAAAAAATTAATATTTCAAGTCAGTGTGGGTAAACCAAGTAAACTTTATACCACTTGTATTAACAGTGTAGCAGAATATTGTAAAAAATATAGTATAGATCACATTGTTCTGACTGAACCTAAATTAAAAATACGACCTGATATGGAAAGAACAGGTAGGAGTAAAGAAGCCGTTGAAAGACTGGGGTATATGCCAATTTATGAAAAAGAAAATGCATTTGAATACTTTGATAGATATGACCAGATAGCAATAGTTGACAGTGACATCTATATTAAATCTAATGCTCCTGACATTTTCTTAGACTTGCCGTTGGAATACGATTTTGGCGGTGTGGCTGAAAGAGAATTGCCATTAAACCACAAATACAAAAACAAAATTACGAAATATTCAAGAAGTGCTTTTACTAATTTAAAAGATGTTGACTGGAAATGGAACCACTTAGGTGCTGAATTTTATAATATGGGATTGATGGTAATGAATAAATCATTTGCGAAATACCTCAAAGGTCAAACACCAAAAGAATTCATTTCAAGACCTGAATTTAAGAACTTTGTAGATGGAGTAGGTTTTTACAAGTGGAGTACAGATCAGATGTTGTTGAACTGGTGGGTGAAAAAAGAACAAATGAAAGTTAAAAATATGGACTGGCGTTGGAATTCATTATACACCGCAGTAGACAAACATAAACAAAATGAAAGTTACTTCGTTCACTTCTTTTTACGTGATAAATTACCACAACGTGGTGAAAACATAGAAGAAATATTGAAAAAAATATGAAACATTTAGTAATGAGAGCATACAGCACTATCAAAAAAAACTTCTTTTACGGAGCACCTGGTTTGGGAGATAGAATACATCATATCATGTTGTGTTACAATTACAGTCTAGTAGAAAATACACCTGTCACACTGCATTTAACAAAATACCAATGGAATAGACACAAGCCAGACAGTTGGCCTGAAATTATGTCACTGTTTCCAGAAGGAAAAGTTTTTATTGAAAAACATTTAGATCACGAACCTAAAGACAATAAATCCTTTTTAGAATTTGTTAAAAATATAGGATACAAAAATGCAGAAGAGCAAATTTACGATGATTTCCCTCAAAGATTTGAACCTAAAGAAGGAATTCATTGTTCCAAGTATCTTAAATTATTTCCTAATTTAACAGCAAAAGGGCAACAGGATTTAAGTTTGCCAAGTAATAATTTCATCACAGTGCAATTTGATTCTACTTCTAAGAACAGAATGATGAAGCAGAAAAATAGGCAACAAATACTTGCAAAATACAAAAATTATGAAAAAATTATTGTAGGTGGCGAATCGACAAATCCACTTTTGAAAAACAGTCTGGCGCATATCGCTTTTGCAATGTCACAAGCAAAGTTTCATGTAGGAGTTGATAGTGGTTTTTTACATATGTCACAACTTTATTTTGATCCTGAAAAAATACACATATATACTACGAGAGATCCAAGTAAATGGAGTCATCATTTACGTCGAGGGTACAATAACGGAATGAAAATAAATTTAAAGGAAGAAATTTTATGATGTTTGGAAAAAACCCAGGTACAGATCAAACATGGAAACGAATTCCAGCAGATAGTATTGGTGCAGAGTTAGGAGTATGGCAAGGAGATAGTGCTTTAAAATTTTTAAATCGAGCGAAACATATTCATTTAGTTGATGCTTGGGCACCTGAAGTATTTAAAGGATCAAATGAATTTGGTGGCTACCAAGCATACTTAGAACGCTATTCAAAACTTACAGGTGAAGCAACTACAGAAGGCTTCCAAAGATATTACGACAAGATATACGAAGGTGTAAAAAAGAGATTTACAGGCAAGCCTGTAACAATTCATCGTATGTCAACAGAACAATGGTTTAACACATTTGATCAAAAACTAGATTGGATATACGTAGATGCAAGTCATGGTTATGAAGGCTGTTTACACGATTTAACAAAAGCAGTTACTATGATTAAGCCGGGCGGAAAACTATTTGGTGATGACTATGGGCCTAAGAAACCTGGTGTAAAAGATGCTGTAAATCAGTTTATTAAAAACACAGGATACAAACTAAACAACTTCCATGACGATCAATTTGAGGTACAGTTATGAGTATTATGGAGCAATTATTTCGCAAGTATGGGTGCGAAAAGATTTGGCACAGTTACAGCGACTTGTACGAAGCAGATTTTGAACCTATGCGTAATGATCCTATTAATATATTAGAAGTAGGAACATTTAGAGGTGAAAGTATTAATGTATGGTTAGAATATTTTCCTAATGCCACAATTTACACTATTGATACGTTTGGTAGAGTTGCACCAGAAAACTTACCCATGCTTAAAAATTCTAGAGTAAGTTATGCGAAACTAGATAGCACTGCACCTGAATGTAACGAACATTTTAAAGCATTAGGACAAAAGTTTAATTTTATTATCGACGACGGACTTCATACTCCGGAAGGACAACAAAAAACTTTTGATAATCTTATAGAGTTTACAGACACTTACTATATTGAAGATGTATGGAACTTAGATAAAGTTGCCATGAGTCATCCTTGGATTAAAAGCCATTCAAACGATTTTACATCTAAAAAATGGAATACACTACTTGAATCAATAGGAAAATATAAAGTAACACATCACGATTGGCGTTCAAAGAAAAAGCAAGATAGTTATATCTTAAAAGTTGTAAAATGAAAGCATTCATAATAACATTAATGAATGACGCTTGGAGTTTGTCATATGCTGAACGTTGTTTGCAAAGTATTCAAGACACAGAAAGCGAGATTGAAGCAACACTCTTTAATGCCACAACTCCGGAAACAATTTTTCCTGTTGCGTGGACTTGGCCTACAGGTAAAAAAATTACTTGCCCAAAAACAAATTTATTTCTAAAACCTTACAAAACTTATGACAATCTCAAACGCATAGCCGCGGCACAAAGTCATTTTAGATTATGGCAAATGTGTGCGTCTATGAACCAACCTATTATGATATTAGAACATGATGCTATATTCACAAAAAAATTTACAGCACAGGAAACGTCTGCCATACTAGTAGGAGCATACAGTATAAATGATCCAAGAGGTGCCACGTTTAAAGCAAAAGATTACCATAATAATTTAGTTGATGGTTTTAATAAAGTGCCTTGGGTTGCACCTGAAAATATTCCGCAAGGTTTACCAGGACATAGCGCCTATGTAATTACACCCTGGGCGGCTAAAGACATAATTGAAAAACAAGATAGAATAGGATGGTGGCCAAACGATGCAATTATGTGTCGTCAATTATGTGAATGGTTGTATGTGTTTAAACCATATTTTACCAAAACACAAGGTATCAAATCTACTACATCAAAATAATTCGCCCAATAAATATTTTTAAACAAAGGAATCCTATATGAAAATATTAGTTACAGGTGATAAAGGTTTTATCGGTTCAGCCTTAGTAAAACGATTACAAACAGAGAAACATGAAGTAGTTGGTATTGACACAAAAGCAGAAGCCAATATTCTTACAGCAGATTTACCAGAAGTAGATTTAGTAATACATCTTGCAGGTATAGGTGGTGTTAGAGAATCTATGAATGATCCTAAAAAATATTGGGATAACAATGTGGAAGGCACAAAAAGAATACTTGCACATTATCAAAACACAAGAGTGATGTTTGCTAGTTCAAGTTCACAATACGATCCATGGAGAAATCCATATGCGGCTTCTAAGCACGTGATAGAATACATACCACATCCTAACGTGGTAGCAATGAGATTTCACACTGTTTATTCTGAAACACCAAGATTGAATATGTTCTTTGACAAACTGTTATCAAATCAATTAGAATATGTAACACCCCACACAAGAGACTTTATACACGTAAATGACGTTGTAGAAGCAATGATTGTTTTAATGGCAAGTGACTTCAAAGGACCAATCGATGTTGGAACAGGTGAAAGTGTAAGTGTAAAAGATATTGCACCTAACTTACCAGTGAGAGAAGGTATGCCTGGTGAAAGACCTGATACAAAAGCAGATATAACAAAAATGAAAGAACTAGGTTGGAAACCTACTATATCCGTTAAAGAGTTTTTAGCGAAACAAGGATATGAAAATAAACTGTAATGAAAGCAGGAAAAATTTGGGGCAAAACAGAATTAATTCATGCTAACGGTGTATTAGAATTTCATCGAATTGAATTCAAAGCAGGATTCAAATGTTCAGAACACAAACACAAATACAAATGGAATGGATTCTTTGTTGAGTCAGGCAAAATGATTGTAAGAGTGTGGCAAGACGCTGAACAACAAGGTCTTGTTGATGAAACAATTCTGAACGCAGGCGATTACACAACTGTGAAACCAGGAAAGTTTCACCAGTTTGAAGGATTAGAAGATGGCATTGCTTTCGAATTGTATTGGGCAGAATTTAATCATGATGATATTGAAAGACGAACAGTAGGCACAAAGTCATGAAAATTTATGTAGGATACGACACAAGAGAAGATATTGCTTATCAAGTGTGTGAACATTCGATTTACTCACACAGTGACTCAGCAGAAGTTATTCCTTTAAATCAAAATACTCTACGTCAAGACAAATGGTATTGGAGAGGTGAAGATAAACTTGCTTCTACAGAATTTACGTTTACTAGATTTTTAGTTCCAGCACTTGCAAATTATGAAGGATGGGCATTATTTTGTGATTCTGATATTGTATTTTTAAAAGATGTAAAAGAACTTTTTGACCAAGCAGACGACAAATATGCTGTGATGTGTGTGCAACATGATTATACTCCTAAGCCAGGAATAAAAATGGATGGACAAAAACAAACGCAGTATCCAAGAAAAAATTGGAGTTCTATGGTTTTATATAATTGTGGTCATCCTTCAAATGAAAAATTATCAGTAGATTTAGTTAACAATCCAAACTATGATGGAAAATATTTCCATAGATTCAGTTGGTTAAAAGACGAAGAGGTAGGCAAATTATCACATGAATGGAATTGGTTAGTGGGTTGGTATAAAGAACCAGAAGATGGAAAACCGTGTGCAATTCATTATACCGAAGGCGGTCCTTGGTTTAAAAATTATAGAAATTGTGAATATGGCGATGTATGGAAAAAATATCTTGCCGAAATGATGCAAAAATGATATGCACTATTATTGGGACAAAGACGATCCGATTCTTAAAGCGTGGGTACAAGGTATAGGTGCCGAATATCTTCCTTACGAAGAAATTTTAAAAACTCCAGTAACAAATCCAATAAGTTTTAGAAGTTTAGCAAAAAGAAAAGTTATATTTGAGTCTATAGGAAACAAAAGACCATTCTATTACATCGACACAGGATACGTAGGTAATTTAATAAAAAAGAAACATTGGCATAGAATTGTTAAAAATGATGTGCAACACACAAATATTTTTGATTGCCCAGATGATCGTTGGAAGAGAATAGCACAACAAAGCCAGGAACTAGACTTTGTAGAATGGCGAAGAGACCATAGCGGAAAAATTTTACTAGTAACACCTAGTGAAAAGCCTTGTAAATTTTATAACATAAACAGAGACGAATGGGTAAAAGAAACTGTTGCTGAACTAAAAAAGCATACAGACAAAGAAATTATAATTAGAGACAAAGGAAAGCGACATTCAAGAGTTGGACAAGGATCTGTACCTTGGTATCTAATCAGAGAAAAAATTTATGCAGTTGTCACATATCAAAGTATAGCGGCAATAGAAAGTGTTTGTGTAGGAGTTCCTGCATTTACAACACAAAAGACAGCCGCTGATAGTGTAACATTGAAAGATTTAAGTAAAATAGAATCACCACTATATGCTGACCCTATGCAAGTCAAAAAATGGCAACATTGGTTGGCATATTGTCAATATCATTGGAAAGAATTAGGAACAGGTGAGGCTTGGAGAATAATGCAGAGGTACGGATTAACATGATAAAAGTTGTATCATATATGAAATGTATTCCTCCTGGAAACAAAAAGCCACAAAAACCTTTAATAATTAAAAACTTTATTGAAGGTGTAAATGCAGTTGGTGATAAAGGATTAGTGCTTAATACTTGGTCTATTGTAGATGCCGACGTGGCTGTTATTCAAGGCTTTACACATCAAGATTCACAAAAACATAGACATTTAATTTTACGTAAAGCAGTCTATGATAGACAGCAACAAAAAGGAAAAAGGACCGTAATTGTTGACAGTAGTTTATTTTTATTTGCAGATCCAACACAATCAAAGAATTATTTACGTTATGGATACGATGGAATATTTCCTAACACAGCAGAATATTGCTGGGATAAACCAGATCCAATGCGTTGGGAAGAGATAAAGAAAAATCTTAAAATTGATTTGCAACCATGGAGACTAGGAGGAGGAGCATACGTTCTAATATGTTGTCAAAGAGACGGCGGCTGGAGTATGCGAGGCACCAAAGTATTAGACTGGTTACTAATGGTTGTGCAATCTATAAGAAAAGTTTTGCCAAAAAAATTAATTAGAGTAAGATTTCATCCAGGTGACAAAAATACAGGTGCCCATATTGCCACACTTCGTAATTGGATAAACACAGGCAATAGAGATTTTTCAAACGTTGAAATAAGCGGTGCTAAAGATTTAAAAACTGAACTGGTTCATGCTCAAGCAGTGATTGGGCATAACAGCAGTCCAACAGTGGCGAGTGTAATCGAAGGGATTCCTACACTCGTTACTGACCCTGAACGTGCTCAAGCAAAAGATGTTTGTATGAAAAAATTTGAAGAATTAGACAATCCTCAAGCATATGATAGAGAACTTTGGATAAGAAGAATTGCACAAACACATTGGACTTTAGATGAAGTAAAACAAGGATTGGCTTGGAAACATATGAGGAAATATGTAAAATGATCACAGCAGTAACAACATTTCACAAAGAAGGTTTAGATTTGTATGGACAAAGATTTCTTAACAGTTTTGCTAAGAATGTAGACAAAGGAGTAAAACTTATTGTGTATGCAGAAGATTGTGAGCCTGTAAATCCTGATCAAACACAAATTACAATATTGCCTCAAACAAATCTTAAACAATTAGTAGAGTTTAAAAACAAATGGCGTAATGTTCCCAAAGCAAATGGTAAATGTCCTTTCCCAGAAAAGCGACCAAGAGATCACCATAAAGAATTTAAATGGGACGCAATAAGATTTGCAAATAAAACTTATGCGGTGTTTGAAACTTATAAGTCTGCTGATTCAAAATGGGTAGTATGGATAGACGCAGATACATTTGTGCATAGTCCTATATCATATAAACAATTTGAAGATTTACTACCAGATGATAAATGGATCACTTTTGTAGGTAGAGGACGTGGCACACAAACCTGGCCCGAGTGCGGTTTTTATGGATTGAATAGAACAAATAATACTTGTAAAAAATTTATGCAACAGTTTGAAAAGATGTACGAAGACGCTGACAAAGGCATCTTTACTTTAAATGAATGGCATGATAGTTTTGTGTTTGGTTATATTTTAAAAACACTTGCAAAATTAGATACATCATATTATGATTATTCTAAAAATATCTATGTTAAAACTGCAAAGACAGGCGGTGGTGGTCATCCTTTAATCAATTCCGAACTGGGAAAATACTTTGATCACATGAAAGGATCAAGAAAAACACAACGCAAGAGTGCTAGAAAAGATTTAATGCAACAACGAACAGAAAAATATTGGAATGAAATTTAGTTTGTTTACAAAAAATAGTGCTTTAGTCAGTCCTCCTATATGGGAAGCCGTATCAAAAGGACTTAAAACTTTAGGACATACTGTTGATGAAAACAATATGGATTGTGATGTGCCAGTGATATGGTCATTGCTATGGCATGGTAGAATGGCTCGCAATAAAGACATTTGGGAACATTTTAGAAAACAAAATAAAAATGTTTTAGTGATTGAAGTTGGTGGCATAAAAAGAAACACCACATGGAAAGTTGGATTAAATGGCATCAATCGAAAAGCAAATTTCGGAACCACAGATAATAATGATTCACGTGCAAAACAATTTAACATAAATGTAAAACCTTGGAGACAAAACGGTGAACACATTCTAATTTGTTTACAACATGACAAGAGTGAACAATGGAAAGATCAACCTGCATTAGATCAATATGTAAGAAACACTGTTACAGAAATTAGAAAATATACTGATAGAAAAATAATAGTAAGACCGCACCCTAGATGTCCTTTGTTAAATTTACCTGTGTTAGACAATGTGAGTTACGAAGTGCCTAAACAGATTACAAATACATATGATGATTTCGATTTAAATTTTACAAAAGCATGGGCAGTAGTCAGTCACAGTAGCAATCCTGGAATTCATGCTGTATTAAATGGGATACCTGCTTATGTTAGTGAGCAGAGTATTGCTTATGATGTAGCAAATAAAGATTTCAGCACCATCAATGAACCTTTGATGCCGGAAAGACAGCAATGGCTGAACAATTATGCAAATACAGAGTGGACCGTTGACGAAATTGCCCAAGGATTGCCCTTTTCTAGATTGACTTTTTAACCAAAATCCGTTATACTATTGATATGCAAACATATCCAATAGAGCAATGTTTAGAGATAATGGCTGGACTTGAGACTGGCCCAGTAGCAAAGTCGTTTGTAATTTTAGAAAGAGATAAGAAAATTTTAGTAGATATTGCAAAAAAAGTATTCAAAGGTAGTGCTTTGACCGACAAACAATACGAAGTTGTAAAACGTATTTTGGTCAACAGGTATGCTTCACAATTTAAATTAAGAGATATAGATATACAAAACAGTGCAAATATTTTACGTAAACCTATTCGACATTTAGATAGAACGAAATACATTAGAATAGAAGACGGTGGCGATTATCAAGACGGCATTTGGGGTGGATTTACACCATTAAAAATAATTGTAATAAGATTTCCATTTAACTTGATGTTAAGTAAATTAGTAGGCGATATTAAAAAATTATTTCCACATAAAGTTGGCAGATTCTATTCACAGAGAATAAAAGACAAATATCTTTTACCTTTTGATGAAAGAATTATACATAAACTTGTAGGAAGATTTAAAGGGAGAATAAAAGATATAGATCCTGTTTTGTTGAAAATTTATGATGAAGTCGAACACATTTTAAATAATCCTAATGACTATGTGCCAGGAATATATAATTATGAAATTAAAAATTCTAGCAAAGCAGTAACAACACATCATTTAAATAAGTTTGGTAAGCCTAGTGCAGATAATTTATTCTTATTCTACGATAGAAAAATAAAATTAGGACTAAAACATTTCGATACATTTGAAGTTGAAAAAAGTAAATCTAATCTATCTGTGTTGACTAAAAAAATTTTAGATAGAAAATATCCTATGATTAATATTGATTTAAAAAAATGGCAACTGAATCATCTAACTGAGTGCATTGATCAGTTACAAAGATATCCTTTATTAGTAATAGTAAGTATGCAAGATAAAAGAGCACTAGAGCAATTACAACAATTCCATACTCAATTTAAAAATTTAATAGATCCAAAAGACATATCAGTATTAGTAAGATTACCAAATAAAGGAACGGGGGCTGAATTTAATACCTACGTTAAAGATAATGGCATAAACAATTCACTTGCAAACACAACAAAAATAGTGTATATTAACAGTAAAAAGATACCTAAGCCTTTAGTACAATCTACTTGGCGTCCAGAATCAGTAATATGTTGCGATGGATCCAAAAACTATACAAAGGTAGATACTTTTTTGTATGAGTCTGATTTAGTTTTTAACATAAATGGTCAAACCAGTATGTTTTTAAACTTTTATGACACTGCTGAGACAATATGAGATGTAAAATTATAATAAATGATGAAGTCAATGTAAAAATTGATGGACTTCCTGTTGATGTAAGAAGAAAAATATCAAATAAAATGAAATGGCAAGTTCCGTATGCTAGATATTTGCCTCAATATAAGTTAGGTAGATGGGATGGTAAAGTTGGTTTCTTTGGTTTAGGTGGTAATGGTTATGTTAATCATTTAGATAAAATTTTACAAATAATTCATGAAGAAGGTATTGAAGTAGATTCAATTGATGACAAAAGACAGAAAACAGATTTAAATTTTAATTTAATAGACAAAGATTACTTTGCTAATAAACAATGGCCCAAAGGACATCAATGCGAAGGTCAAGCAATTGAATTAAGAGATTATCAAGTAGAAGTTGTAAATAATTTTTTACGTACACCACAAAGTTTACAAGAGGTTGCCACTGGTGCTGGTAAAACTATTATTACTGCTTGTTTATCAAGTTTATGTGAAAGCATAGGAAGAACAGTTGTAATAGTTCCAAATAAGTCACTTGTCACACAAACAGAAGAAGATTATAAAACTGTTGGACTAGACGTAGGTGTTTACTTTGGTGATAGAAAAGAGTTGAACAGAACACACACCATTTGCACGTGGCAAAGTCTAAATATTTTAGACAAGAGAGCAAAATCAGGAGACTCAGTACTAACACTAACAGAATTTTTAGATGGTGTTAAAGCAATAATCGTTGACGAAGTTCACCAAGCAAAAGCAGATGTGTTGAAAAAATTACTTACACATCATTTAAAAAATGCTCCTATCAGATGGGGACTAACCGGCACAGTGCCTAAAGAACAATTTGAATTTCAAAGCATATTGGCAAGTATCGGGCCCGTGGTTAATCAAATAAGTGCAAAAGAATTGCAAGACAAAGGAGTATTATCTAAATGTCATGTAAATGTTGTACAAATGCTTGACACTCCAGTTTATAAAAATTATCAAGAAGAACTGAAATATCTTACAACAAATCAAAAACGTTTAGAATATATTGCAAAACTAATTGAAAAAATA